ACAATGAAATTAAGACAGGTCTTTAGCCCGCTTTGATATTTCGAAAGATCGACGCGCCCGTACATCGACGGGGCAAGCTCTCCGGAAGCGAATGACGGTTGCGCTGTGCGCGTTATCGGCATGACTTAAAGCCTCGCATTAACGAAAGATTTACCGATTTCAAGCACCCTGTTCCCGCCGCTCCGCCCGTCTACTGTTCGGGCTTCGGAAAGCGTTTGCTTGAACATGTTCATCATGGCCCCGACGTAGTTCGGATCACGGGATAGCGGCATTGCAAGATCGGCGGAAAGACGGTATGACAACGCTTCAACGAAAAGATCGTCGAATTTGGTTGTGTCGGTTTCGTCGTATGTGTATTTCAGCCATGCCGTTGATTCATCCGTTTGAATTGTCTGCCCAAGCGCCTCAAACTCGACCTTTTCATAGTCCGGGTAAACGGTCCCATCCGGCAACACTTCGATTACCCGCAGGCAATCTGCCGGCTTTTGATAAACATACTCGTATCGGTAGGAAGTTTCCGCGCTCAATTCCGCCAGTTGTGCAACTTTCGTTGCGAATGACCAAGCGTGTCCGCGTAAGGTCGCCTTTCTCGCGTCGTCAAAAAACTGACGGCAATAAGCCGCTTCCGTTGATTGCTCGTTAATGGATTGGATCGGGGCTTGCCCTACGCGAAGCAAGGCTTTGTTGCAGATGGATATTTGACTTGCCATGTCGCCCCCTTAAAGGTGAAGAATGACTTTCCCGAAGATGAGAGAGATGCCGGAACTGGTTGAACTTCCACCCGACTTTGTGGCATACGCCGGACTTCCGGTAATGGCGATTGCCGTTGGTGATGCTGTGGCGACGTAGGTTTTTGTTGCAACGGCGTCAGCGCCAGTAATAGCGACGGTTCCAGGCCCGGCAATGCTTGCGTACCCGGTTGCGGCGTTGGCATCGCTTCCGGTGATGACGATTGTGCCAGGGTCGGCGCTGGTAATGTGAGTTTGTACGCCTGTTGCTGGTGCGCCAGAAATAGAGACAATTCCTGGTCCTGCGCTGGAGACGGTCGAGCCGGTCGGCGTGTAAACGCCTTCCGCTGGGAATCCCGCGATTGCAATGCTTGCAGCGGTAGCAAGCGAAACGAGCGAACGGATGCCGGACGCGACGGAACCGGCGATTGATACGGTACCGCTATTGGCGCTTGAAACGCTGGTTTTTACTCCTGTAGCGGAGGTTCCGGATATTGCAATGTTTCCAGGATCGGCGGAAGAGTTGGTGTTCCCTGTCGCCGGGATAGAATACACCGGGCGCGATACCGGCATGACAAGAGCATATGGGGTGGCGTAAAACTGCAACATTTGATCGGCGGTCAGTGCGTCGGCGACGATAATCAGCAACCGATGGTCAAATGTTCCGTTGCCGCCAGACCACTGCCCGCCCGCCTTGAACGTCTGAGTAGCGCCCATGGCGGCGGTATGTGCCGCCGAGTTGGAAAACCGGCCTTGGTAATAACCAGAAACCGTTGTTCCGTCCCATGTCGCGCCACACATTATTTCCGCGCCATTGGTGACCGCCCCTCCGGATAGTCCTACCGCCCCTCCGGACTTGTAATACCACGAGATGACATTAGTCGATGACGACTGGTAAAGCCCAAGATCGTATCCGGTCCCGCCGTCCTGAAAATTCCCCAGAAAAAAATTCGAGACTGTCGGCCTGGCAACCACGCCAACCGACGAAATAACCGTGTATTTTGACGACGTTGATCCGAGAATTGAAGAAAGCGTTTTCCCGGCGTTCCACTTGTTCGCTGTCCCGCACCTATACCCATTCACCACCCATAATGGGGACGTGGTAGACAGGTTGTTGCCGTTGGTTGTCTGGTCGGAGACGCTAATCCCTCCGCCTTCCCAAAAAGGGACAACAGCCTTGAGCAATCCGGGATCACCAAAAATTCTTCCGGCGTTCTCGAATATTGCCCGTTGTATTGCGTCAGGAGGCCCCCACATTGGGGGTCTTATGTCGGGCCGGAAAATCATGCGGCGTAGGTACTCTGAGAGATTCGGCAGTTAACGGCGGTCGCCGACTGCGCGGTGTCGGTGTTGGTGACACGCACCTGAAACTCGCCGACAAGATTAGCATCAACCGTGACCGTTTTCGTAACTGTGGTGCCTGCCGTAAACGGCACCGGAACCGTCCACGCCGACGCTTGCGATTCGTAGGCCGGTGTGTTAGCCGATTCGCGTTCGATCAGGATGTTGCATCCTTTGGTCGCGCTGGCGTTGTAAGTCACATCCACGGCGACGGTGGTACTGGTCTTGGCGGCGTTGGACACCGCGCCGAAAACATAGTTTCCACTGGCGGCAATCGTTTGGTTCTGCGTTCCAAGGTCGGAAAAGTTACCTTGCGTAAACCCACCCATTACATCACCTCCCGACACCGCTCAACCATCGCGGTGGTGATTTCGCTGTATCCAAGTTGCTGCGCTCTGCTGGTCTTGGTTTCGGCCAGGGCCTTGATTGCGGCGGCTTCGGCGGCGGTCAGTAGTCCGCCGAGGGCGAACTGGTCGATCATCCCCCGCGCTTCGGCCAGGGAAATATCCACCCCACCCGCCGAAACGTCGGTCAGCATCCGGCAAATGCGCTGCATCACCCGGTCGGGCATGGCCTCCAGAGCGTCGAAGACCGCCGTAGCTCGTTCCGCACCAAGGACGGCGAACAGTGTGCGCTCCGAAATCATGCGCTCCGAAAGCGACAAATAGCGCGGATCGTTCAGGTCGGCGGCGACTTGTTCGGAAGTCAGCGCGGAATATCTCTGTGCTTCCGTATTTGAGACAAGCTCGTTAAAAAGGGGTTGTAGGCTGCTGTTAAGTTCCATCTCAAACCTCCACGGTATGCAAAATCATTTCTCCGGAAACACTTCGATGCCACTTAACTTGTCGGATTCCGATTTCCTTCATCTTTTCCCGTATTGCCGGAATGTCAGATATGCGCCCGGTTGCACCCTTGATTTCGGCGACGTCTCCGACTATCGAAACTACCGCCGCAAAGGAATATGGATCTCCGTGATTTTCGTGCGATTCGCCGGACCGCAACAAAAAGATGGGAGTCGTGGTTATCGGCTCTAGAGTTGCCCCCATGAAGTCACCTGTTAGGTAATCGTTCCTTGGCCAATGGTCATTATGGTTCCGGCTGTCGCGTCATTGTTGAAGTTGATCGTAAACGTCTCCGTCGCGGCAAGATCGACGTTGCTCCCATGGTCCCACCAGCAAATGAGCTTGTCGCCGGTCGAGGTGTCGTTATACAGCCCGTAGTATCGGAACGTCGGCACGGTATCGGTCGCCGTAATCACAACGGCGTCACTGGAAAGCACGGTATCCGTCGCGTCGGACACGGCAATCGTTACTGTTGGTTGTCCGCCGCTGACGTTGGTGTACGCGATTTGGCCGGTCAGGTCGGCCGCCTCGTCCATGTCGGCGGTCGGAGCCGTCGAAGACAGAAATAGCTTGATGGTGTCCGTGCCGAAGTTGTGAACACCCTTTGCCAACTGCTCTGCAAAGTCGTTGAAAATGTTAATTGTCGCCATGTTGTCTCCTTATGATTGGTCTGGGGTGGCGTATGTCAGAACGTACCGGTCGCCCCACGCGGTGGAATATCCCGTTGAGCCGAAACAATACAGCGCTTGTTTTGTGGATATCTCAACTTGCACGACACACCACGCCCCGGCTGGAGAAACCAGACCGATATAATGATAAGTCCCGGTGTTTTCGTAGTCGGTGTACAGCAGCGAATTTAGAATATCGTTCGGCCGTAACCGATCAATAAACTCCGCGTAACTCATTAGTCGATCTTCCGGAGAGTGAGCGTAATGCAGTAGTTGTTAGTCGCGGTCGTCCCGGCGGTCGTGAACATGATATCCCCGGTGTCTCCGGCGGCGGTAATCTGCATCCCACCAAAAGCGGAAAAGTCGAAAGACCCGCAACCTGGGGCCAGAACAAGCGCATTGACGTCTGTGGTATGGTCAAAACTGATCTTGACGGACGTGTAACCGCCGATGCACCACTGAACCTTCTCAATGGCCAACATGGACGGCTCGGTCCCGTCCGGCCCGGTCAACGTTGATTTGTCGACCTTGACAACGTTAGTTTCGGCTGTATCCACATAGATATTCAGGAACGTGGCCGCGTAGTATTTTTTCGGGTCTTGTGTCTGGTGGACGTGTGTTGCAACGGTAGCGGCCATTTATGCCCCCTGCATCATGGTTGGATAGACGCTCGACATGTTAATGTCCGGGTCGTCAATTGTGAGTTGTTCGAGTTCCAGAACGGTCACGGTTTTCGGCATCCCATCTTCACCGGTTTTGCTTTCGATTTCGACAACTTTTGCCGTGGCCGTTAACCGGAACGCCGCGCCAGGCTGTGCCCGTTCGAGTTTTTGCAGTTTCGACGCCCTGGCGTCAAGCTCAAGACGCGGCTTTTGCTCAAGCGATTCGTCCATGTTATACAGGTCCACGGCGGCCTCCCTTATTTCGCTTCGATTTCTTGCAGCATGGCGGCGAGTTTGTCCCGTCCGGTGCGCGGAGCCGACTTAACGCCGTATTCCGCCAGTTTTCCCCTCAGATATTCCGAGTCTTTGCCGGGATAAAGCTCTTCCGGCTTCGGCTCTTCGATGATTTCGACCTGTTCGATCTCTTCGAGGATCTCTAGGTACCTGGCGCTCGGCCCGTTGTAAATGAACACGTCGCCGGGATAACGTAGCGAACCGTCCACAAAGCATTTCTCTTTGGCGCGTACTTTCATATCTCACCCATGTGGTTAGGGGGAGAGCCGAAGCTCTCCCCCATTGTCAGTTGTTACAGCGCGTCAGGAAGAGCGGTCCATCCGTGAGGATCAAGGGTCAGACCGGCGGTAATCATGCCGGTGTCGAAACCAGCGGTCGCCACCACGAAGTTGATCCCGAGATACCGTTCGTAGTTGGCTTTGACCGGAAGTTGCCAAACGAATTTGGTTCCGAGTGCCAGAGCCGCCTTGAGAATCGTCCCGGACGAAAGATGAATCGTCGAGGTGGAGGCGTGAATGCTGGCCGAGTCGTCGGACACAAGGCGGATATCCAAGGTCGCCGAGTCTCCGCCGTCGGTGAAAGCCTCAGTGACAACGGCATACAGATACACGGGTTGCCCGTTGCCAATGTCTTGCAGCGTCGGGGAGCTGCCAAGGTCGATCTGGTTGGTAGCCAGGTAAGTCCCGGCCTCTTGGTCGAGGTCGTAGCTTTCGCAAAACTCAAGTCGTTCGTCGAGAATCATGGCTCATATCTCCTTAGGAAATGGCGGTTTCGGTGTTAAGGATGGCGTCACAGCGCTTGACCGGTACGCCGTCGAAGGTCAGAACGTGTTTCCCGGCGACTTGATCCATGGTAAGGGTCGAGGACGCCACCTTGTTGGCAATCTGCCGACGAAGGAACGACTTGATCGTCCGGTTGCAGTAGAACACGGGACGTCCCATTTTCATTGACGGCAGAAGTTCGAGAGCCTGGGCCATGAGGTCGATGAGGTCGTCGCCGCTGGCCGCGTTCTTGGTCAGGTCGGAAACTTCAATGTTCGGGATACGGACGATGTACCGCCAGTCGCGGACGGTCAGGCCGCAATCCCAGCGGTAATGTGTCCGGTAGGCTTCATATCGCCCGCCGTTCGAACCGTTGGCGTCTTCGATGGTAACTTGGCCCTTGTCGGTCATTTGCAGACCGGCCCTGGAACCCTTCGGGTAGATGCCGTGGACGGTATTGGGGCCCCAACAAACCAGCCAAATGCTGGTATTGTCGGTGTCGTTCGAGCTGCCCTTGATAACGTTCGAACCGTTCTCGGCGGTGGTGAGGTTGAAGCGAGGGGCAAGTCCGGTGAATCGCTCGGGATAGGTCGCTTCGTCGCCGTAAAACAGAGTAGTGGCGAGGGCCTGGTTCATCCCCTCAATGTGAGCGCGGTCTTCGGACAGGCGGAAAGCGGCGGCGTTCCCATTGAGATCGGCCAGGGCCTTGTCAACTTCGGCGTATGCTTCCAACATGCCACAGTTGTCAGTTACTTGCAAAGTGCGGGATTTGGTCGGCTGTACGCCGCCATAGAGTTTCCGCCACGTCGGTTCGGGCAATCCGGAGCGGATGGTAGTGCGGTGACCGGTGGCAAGGTTACCCTCAATCCAAGTCATGTCCTCAAGGACTTCGTTGGTTTCGGTCAACAGTTCGGCAATCATGTCGATTTTGCCGTTGGGGTCGAGTCGCTTGCTTACATCAAGCAAGGTCGGATTGGTAACTGCAAGAGCTCCCATGGTGTGTTCTCCTTTTTACGTGCCGCCTCACGGCGGGAAGTTTATTGTTACGGGCCTGTCTCACGACGGTCCTTGGTGCGTTGTTACATCTTGTCGTAAAGCGTATTTAGCATCTTCTGTTCACTGGGGACGTTCCCGGTTGTCCCCTCGTGAAACTGTCCCTCAGAAAATCGCTTGCCCAGTTCGGCCAGAGCTTTGATTACTGCCGGGTTATTGCCCAACATCGGATCATCGGCAATCATTTTGCCGCCGTCGCTGAGGTTTTTGAGCGCGACCTTGGCCAAGCCGACTTCGGCCAGTGGAATCTTGGCGGCTTCCGCCCTCATGTTCGTCCAGAACTCTTGGACGGCTTTTTGTTGGTCGGCCTGAACCTTGGCGTAAACATCAACCAGCTTTTGGGCCTGTTCTTGCGTAAGGTTCAGTTCTTTGAAGATCGGCGTTGCCGCTTCGATCACGGCGGCGTCTTGTTCGATTCCCTCCGGCATAGTGAATGCTTCGTAGGTCTCCGGAGCGCCGGTCTTCTCTTCGTTTTCCTTCTGTTCGGTTGTTCCTTCGGTGGTCGCTTCGCCCTGGGTGGTTCCCTGCTGTTCGTCGGTTGCCGTTGCCAGGACTGTTTCGACCGTTTCCGTCCCCGCCGATTCGGTGGAGTTCTGCACGTTGGTCGCGTCTTCGGTCATGTCGTTTGTCCTTTGATAGAGTTTTCTTTTTGCGCCTTCCAGAACAATTCCGGGCAGGCTTCCATTACATCTGCGTAAAACCCAAGGGTTAATTCACGCTTACCCTCGTTGTAAAACGTGCTCGAATTGCCGGTGAAACACTTTCTGAAAATGTTTCCAGCCTCAAGAAATCGCCACATGAATCGGCGACCTTCCACCGTGGCCATGACGGCGCGAATATCGTCAAGCTCAATTTGGCGCTCAATGGCCTGAACCTTTTCGCGGTCTGTCATGTTAATTCCCTGCTACCACGAGAACATCGCGGATCTCAACATCCTCGAAGTCAGGGTAATTGCACACGTACATATATCCGTCGATTGTTTCTAGCTTTTGCCGATGGGTGAAACACACAACACGGTCTCCCCCGACTTCTTCCCGCTTTTTAGTGAGAAGTTCAATGTATTGGTCCAGTGTTATTGTCATCGCGTTGGCCTCCCAAGTAGTGCGTCAAGTGCGCTGTTACTGTCCATCGGTGCGTCGGCCATGGCCTTTACCGATTGCGCCGCCGGCTGAATCATCGCCATTGCCGATTGTGCCATTTGCTGTTGCGCCCTGGCTTGACGTTTCGCGGCGACTTGATCGTCAGGTACCACAAGAGAAGGCGGAACCCCGGTCAAATCTGCATAAACGTCAACCGCTTGATCGAAGTCGATCTTATCAAGCACTTCCGGGTTTGCCGCCGCCAACTGACCGGCGAACCCGAAGAACTGATTTACAGATGTGGTCGCCACCATCTTCTGCGCCTGAGCCAGAATGCTGATGTATTCCACCTTGATTTCGGTCCCCTGCAATTGCTCAGGAGCGGGCGGGACCATGTTGTTTTCAAGCATCAGCTCAAATGCACGGTCAATCAGCGGGTCAAGTAGTTCAGCGTGAAGCCGCTCAAGCACCGGCCCAAGCATAATCAACTTCTCTTCGTGTCGTTCTGCGATCTCGGTGGCCGTAATACCGGAGCGTAGCGGCTGGTTCGCCAGCATAAGAAACAGGTCGTTGTAAA